ATGTGAAAGTTTATAAAGTATCAGAAACAAAACTCCTGGATGAAGAAGAACTCCAGCAGCTGCGTGATACAATGTCGGAAGATGAATATCGCCAGGAACTTGAATGCGACTTCTCCGCTGCCATCTCTGGATCAGTTTACGGAAAGATCATGGAGAAGATGGAAGATGATGGGAGAATTGGGAATGTACCTTATGATCCTGGATTTAAAATTAACACCGCCTGGGATTTAGGGGTTGGGGACTCCACCGCTATAATTTTTTATTATACAGCTGGAAGAACAGTTTATATTTGTGATTACTACGAAACAAGTGATGAAGGTCTGCCGCACTTTGCTAAAATTTTAGAAAAGAAAGCAGATGAGTTAGGATATTTTTATGGAGATCATATTGCTCCATTTGATATTGAACAACGAGATTTTTCTAATGGAGTAAGCCGAAGAGAAACAGCTTATGAATTAGGTATTCGTTTTCGTGTTGCACCGAAACTATCAATAGAAGATGGGTTACATGCAGCATCAATGCGACTTAATACAGTATGGATAGATCGTGAGAAGTGTGAAGGGTTAATTGATGCACTTAGACATTATCATCGCAAATATAATCCATCGCTTAAAGTGATGGGAAAGCCAGTACATGATTGGAGCAGCCACGGTAGTGATGCTTTTCGTACCATGTGCGTAGCAATGGATCAAGGAATTGGGGATCGTAAGGCTCCTCAACAAATTGCGGAGAATAATTATGATCCGCTAGAAGTAACAACAGGAGTAATTTAATGGGATTTTTAAAACCTAAAATAGTTATGCCGCCACCGTTACCGGAAATGAAACCGTTACCAGATGCTCCTACTATGGAAGATCCGGATGTGGTGGAAGCTGGTGAAGCGGAAGTAGCAACAACAAAAGGCAAAGGAAGAAAATCAACTATCCTCACAAGCAATCAAGGTTTGTTAGAAGATGCTGATACTTACAAGCCAACATTATTGAGTTAGATATGGGATCGTTAATTAGAGGTAGACCAAAAGAAAACTTGGTACCAAAACTTATAGAAGAAAATTATACTAAACCAGATTTAAAAAAACCTATTGTAGATCCTAATATAAAAATAGAGTCTATTAAAAATGAACCTTTTAAAAAAATGGAAGGTGATGTTTCTCCAGACACAGATATAGTGAAAGATGGAGTTAATAAAGTTATAAAAAAAGGTAAAGCTAGTACCATTATGACAGGAATGTTTGGTGATACATCAAAAGCAAATACTTATTCTAAATCATTGTTAGGCGGATAATATGGGAGCATCAACAGTAACAACAAAGTCAAGAGATGTAGGGGGTAATGATAACAGACAAAATGACAGACAAAACCAACTACAAACACAAATAAATAAATTAAAAGCAAAAGGTCATACAACTGGTGCAGATGCTTTAGCAAAGAAAAAAGCAAATGAAGCTAAAGTTTTTGCTGGTGCAAAAAAATTAGATCAACTGGGTTCAAATATAAATACATTACAAACAAGTGATCCATCAAGAATGCAAGGTTCACAAGACCAGGCAATTATTAGATCGAATATTGCATCTCTTCCAGGCATGGCAGTTACCGATA